TTCGAGACATTGCTGGACAGGGCCGCGAGCGTACAGCGTCGGCCCGATGTCAATGAACGTCGCAACTATTGGCGGTCCGTGGTGCTGCACAATGTTGCTAGAGGGATGGGGCACACGTTCTTTTCGCTTGAGCCGGTCATTGTGATGAATCGTGAAACGCTTGGCTATGCCATGCTTTCGTTGTTAGATGAAATGGAACAAATAGAGTTGCGTGCCGGATTGCGTACCGAGCACATGGAGCAGCACTGCAGCAAGAAGTGCGATGAGATTGCGACTACCTATCAGCATCTAGCGGGTAGTCATTGGCCGATCATCCAGCCCTCATCGCTTCCGAATCGTCCCGCTAAACAAATTGCCACGGAAGAATTCGATGCACCGTTTTAACCTCGGTGACTTCGCGTTGATCCGCGTCCCCTACGGTGAGCGCGACTTGCTCCACATGGACCGGCGCGAGTGCGAGATTGTTGGCGAACTAGAGCGGCGGGACGTGGTAGATGCGTTGGGGCGCGAGGATTGTCAATGGTGCTACATCGTGCAACCGGAACAACATCCGCGCCCGTTGTGTGCGCCGCCCGCCTGGTTGCGACCGCTGAAACCGCCCGTTGAGTTATCGAGTTGGGACGATTGCGTGTGGAAACCGAAAGAGGTGAATTATGCCTAAAGGCTACGAGGAAATTCGTGACGGGCTGATTGCCAAGGGTGTACCCAAGGCGAAAGCTGAGGAAACAGCGGCCCGCATATGGAACGCCAACAACCCGAAAAACCCGGTAGGGCCGGGGAGCGACAAGAAGAAACAAGGGGGCAAGTAGAGCCATGACCTACCGCGAGCACATGCGGCGCTCCGCGTATCAATACCTGAGCGACACGCTGCGTGATTCTGGCGGGGTGATTTCACGCGCCGCCAAAACAGCCGGGATCACACGGTGGAACTTTTACACCCTGTTGGACAAGCACGGGGTAGAAAGGCAAAGGCGATTGAATCGCGGTAATGGCGTGTGGCAGACGCTGGACGAGCAAAGCCCTTGCACTACTCCCGAAAAGTAGACGCCAATCATGCACAGTTGCGCGCGGATTGCCGTCAGTGCGGGCTATCCTGGATTGACCTTCACCGCTCCGGCAAGGGTGCGCCGGATGCCGCAGTAGGTTGGATGGGAATTACATTGCTGGTGGAAGTTAAGACGGATGACGGCAAGGAATCAGACGATCAGGCTACCAGCCGCAAGGAATGGCGTGGCGCACCGTGGATCGTAGCTCGCAGCCTCGATGACATTTTGGTATCGCTGGCGACGTTGGAGCAGAGACGCAAACGAGCTAACAAGGGGAAAACGCAATGAGTAGTGAGTATCATTTCAAACAGGGTGCGGTTTGGGAGGATTACGGATTTTCGATTCTCACGGATTACCTGCATACCTATAACGAGAATGATCTGTCTGCATGCGTCCATGCACATTCTTTTTGCGACGAAGAACACACCGCTTATGGGGGGAAGAAATACACAACTAGATCGTGGATTGTTCCCCGCGTTGCGAAAGCGTGGAACGAAGCGGGATACTGCACTACCGGAATTTGCGTGGACTGTATTTTAGAAGCCCTCATCAAACTGGGCGATGAGAACAAGGTAAAATACACGGGAGCTAGATAGCCTTGCGCCATCTATCTATTTTGTGATATAGGAAACGGTGATATGGCTGACGAGAATGCAAACGCGCGGGAAAGCGAATCAATGGCCTGTCAGTTGTGCGGGAAAATTGGCCCGGTAAGAACCATCTGGCATACCTCGCCATTCCGCAATGACATTACTGTGCATATCTGTCGCGATTGCTACATATCTTCCCCCGTTGATCCCGAACTGAACTACGAGGTTGCCCATGACTGACCGTAAGGTGTCCCCCACAGAAGGCGAGATTGAGCGGGATGTGACCGTTGAGGAAGGACAGGTTGACGCGCCCGACGCTCCCACGCTATCGCTTAAAAAGCGCGCGCGACGTGCTAAAACGCCCTTCACGCCTGAAAAGCAAATAGAATTCATTGAGTTATACTCACGCGGCGGGACGGTCAAGCAGGCTGCTGCTGCGGTGGGCGTTAGTTTTGTGACCGTGTTTCGCAAGATCAAAGCGGATGAGCACTTTGCGGAAATGTACAGGCTCGCAATGGACTTAAACACGGATCAGCTAGAGGATTTGCTGCACACGCATGCCACCAAGGGCAACATTGCTGCGCTGTTTGGTACGTTGAAGGCTCGCCGGCCGGAGAAGTGGCGCGACAATGTGCGGATGGAGCACGCTGGCAAGATTGAATTCACGACCGCTGACGCACTACAGGCGGCCAGGGAGCGGGCGAAGTTGAGGGATGTGCCAGAGGTTACGCATTAGGTGAATGTGCTTGACCTATTCAGCGGGATCGGGGGATTCAGCCTTGGACTTGAAAGAGCTGGGATGCGAACCGTTGCCTTCTGTGAAATCGACCCCTACTGCCGAGCCGTCCTCGCCAAGCATTGGCCTGCCGTTCCATGCCATGATGACATCAGAACCTTCGCGGGCGTCCCCTGCGATGTCATCTGCGGAGGCTTCCCCTGTCAGGACATCAGCGTCGCCGGAAAGGGTGCTGGTCTTGCAGGCGCGCGGTCAGGGCTGTGGAGCGAATACCACCGACTCATTGGCGAACTACGACCCCGCTACGTCATCGTGGAGAACGTCGCAGCGTTGCTTAGTCGAGGGCTGGGCACCGTACTCGGAGACTTGGCCTCGATCGGGTATGACGCGGAGTGGCACTGCATACCGGCTTCCTACGTTGGTGCCCCTCACAGGCGAGATCGAATCTGGATTATTGCCTACCCCCAGCGCGACGGAGGGCGGCCCGATGCCCCCAGACACGGACTATCGTCCGAACAAGCGCAGTTACAACAGAAGGACGGGGAAGCATGTGCAAGTGACGATTCGGCGCTACGCGGAGATGTGGCCCACCCCAACTGCGACGCTCGGCTCTCACGGTGGATTGGTGACGCCGGAAAAGGCACGGGAGGGCGGGACTTTGATCGAATCGGTCAGCGCTCGAACGCTTTGGCCGACTCCGTGGGCGATGGACGGTCAGATGTTCCCAACCCCAGCGGCCAGGGACTGGGAAGACAACGGGAAATCGCCAGCAGAACTGGAACGCAACAGCGTGACCTTGGCGACCATTGCGGGTGGGAGTCTGAACCCAACGTGGGTCGAGTGGCTCATGGGATTCCCGCCGAATTGGACGGAGGTCGATATGCCGAAGAAGAACACGCTACGCAAGGCCGCGCGCAAGGCCACGGCAAAAGTTACGGCTTGTCAGGTATGCGGAGCAACGGGGGAACTGGAGCGGCATCACCCGGATTATTCGCGTCCGGAATTGGTGGAGGTTCTATGTCCTCCATGCCATATCAAGGCGGATCAGCGGGACGGAACCAGGGCGACGAAACAGCCGAAGAAATGCGCGCACTGCGGCAACGAATTCATCCCGACGCACAGCAAGAAGCACTCGCTTTGCAGCGACGAGTGTCGGCGGATCGTTGGCCGCATGAACGCGGAGAAACGGTGGGGCAAATCTGGCACACCGAACCGGACGTCCGACGAGTCGCTCACGGAGTCGTGAATCGCGTGGACCGCCTTAGAGCACTGGGTAACGCGGTTGTCCCGCAAGTCGTCGAAATGATTGGTCGCGCGATCATGCAAGCGGAGCAAAGTCGCTGATTGGGCCAACCCGCCAAGAAGCTCTCGCCTGCGGCCGTTGAGGCAGAACTGCGCGACGACATAGCGGGCTTCCAGCACGATCCTGCCGGATTTGTTTGGTATGCGTTCCCTTGGGGGGTGCCCGGTACACCTCTCGCCGGTAAACGTCCCCGTAAATGGTTCCTTGAGCTGTGTGAGCGCATCGCGGGCAAGCTCCGGGCCAATGGCACCAATGACGTTTGGCAGGTTGTCCAGGAAGCTGTTGCAAGCGGGCACGGAATTGGCAAATCCGCTGCGATGGCTCAGCTTGTCCTATGGGCGATGTCTACATTCGAGGACACCAAGGGCGTCATAACGGCCAACACTGAAAACCAGTTGCGCACCAAAACGTGGCCCGAGCTGGTGAAGTGGCATGGGCTGTGTATCACCAAGCACTGGTTCAACGTCACTGCGACCGCCATTCACCATGTTATCAATGACCGGACATGGCGCGTGGATGCCGTACCGTGGACCGCTCACAACACGGAAGCCTTTGCCGGTCTGCACAACGAGGGTCGCCGCATCATCCTCGGCATGGATGAGGCATCGGCCACGGCTGACCCTGTATGGGAGACGGCCGAGGGCGCGATGACGGATGCCAAGACGGAGATTCTGTGGTTCGCCTTTGGTAACCCCACCCGTAGCACGGGCCGCTTTCGGCAGTGTTTCACCAAACATCGCGAGCTTTGGGGTGCGGTCAATGTGGACTCGCGCACGGTCGATGGGGTGAACCTGGACAGGATCGCGCGATGGGCGCGTATCTATGGCGAGGACTCGCAGTTCTTCAACGTGCGGGTGCGCGGACAATTCGTTGAAGCCGACGCTAACCAGTTGATCCCGCTTGAGTGGATTGCGATGGCCCGACAGCGGGGATCGTTGCCCTATGGCGACGGATCATTGCCCCGTCGTCGCATCTCAGGCGACATTGCGGCCGGGGGCGCTGACGACACGGTACTCACTAGCGCCATTCACTACGCTACGCAGCGGGTGATCGTGCGACAGAACAAATTTAGCTTTAGGCCCGCTACCGCTGTGACCGATTCTGCGGACGCGATTAAGCACATGTGGGAAGGGTTTGGCTGTGACGTGAACCGGGGCGACGATATTGTGGTGGACTCGTTAGGGGTGGGTGCGGGCGCGGCCAGTTATCTGGTCAAGAACCACAACTTACCCGTTGTCATATACAAGGGCGGTGAATCGGCCAGCAATCCCGCCCTGTTCCGCAACCGCCGGGTGCAATCGTACATCGCCTTACGGAATGACTTCCGGGATGGGCGCATTGTCCTGCTTCCCGACATGCTGCCCGACGAATCGGCGTGGAGCGAGTTTGAAGCGCAGTTATGCTCGATTAAATCCAAGCCCGGTACGGACAGGCTAGAGGATTTACAGACGCGGGCGGAAATGAACCGTGAAGGTATTGACTCGCCCGACTATGCGGACAGCCTTGCGATGCAATATGCTACCCAGACCCCGACTACACTCAGCGTTGCCGGTCATGCGGGAAATGAGTGGATGCCGTTGGCCGCGCCGCCCGAATTCTTCAAGGATTACACGGAGACCTACTGAATGAGCAAGTCTAACAAGAAGGGTTGCGCTGCTTGTGATACGCGCGACGCCCGCATCGAGGGCATGGAGCGCGCGATCATTCGCATCGAGGACTTGCTGGAGCAGGTAGCGGACGCGGTAGCTGTGCCATTCATACGCAAGCAGTCACTTGTTGAGCGTGCGGTTGCTCGGTGGAATAACCTGCTGGACAAGGCGGGCGTCAAGCGGTGAGCCGTAGTAACAAAAAGGTTCCGATCACTGGCATGACTGGCGCGGACAGTGACAAGCCTTTCAAAGTCACGGAACATCGGCGCGAGCGGCGCAGGGTGCGCAGCGTGTTGAATGTGTCATATGATGATGCGGACTCGCGTTTGCATCGCGCCCCCATGTTTGGCGATCCGTGGCGCGCGCCGAAAGATGGCAAGCAGTATTGGGCTGATAGACAGCACGAGGCGATCCGCAAGTGAGTTATTCCACCAGGATTGCGGGCAAGCATGTACTCAACGCAGCCGGTGCGCGGGCAGAGAAGCGTGAGCGGGTGGGATTCAAAGTTGATCTCGCCAACAAGCTGCTGTTTCAGGTGCGCCCGCCCCCATGCGAGCGGTTCGCTTGTGTCAACTACGCGCGATGTGCGGCCATGGAAGTCTGCTGCAAGACATTCAGGCGATACACGGAATACCATCGTGCCGTGTTGCGCCCTAACGGTGAGATGGTTCCTGACATGAAGATGAGCGTATGGCGAGACAAGTGCACCCATGCGGAGCGCAAATCCTGATTGCCGAACCTGTTTACGCGCATTGTCCAGTCGTTCAAAGCTGCTCCCCAACTAGAACAGCCTGATTTCCGCGTACTCTCGCGCGAGTCGGATGCTTGGGCGAATCTCGCTTTTGCGCGCATCAATCCCGATTCACTGGTGGGCCGTCGCGGGCTGATCGTCTATTCCAAGATGCGGCTCGATGAGCAGGTCAAAGCTGTATGTACCTTCAAGCGCGATGCGATTCTGTCACGTGGTTGGTGCTTTGAGTTTGAGAAAGATAGTTCACTGTCCGAGACCGAGCGCCTGGATCGTATCAGGATATTTGAGCAGATCGTTAACCGCATGCCGGGATCGTTCACGGATGCGCTCAACGTCATCAGCACGGGGCGCGAGTATGGATTCTCGCTCACTGAAAAGATTTACGATCCCGTCACGATTGACGGCAAGGACTGGGTTGGATTACGGGCCCTGCGCGGGCGCGACCCGGCCAGCTTTGAGTTTAAGACCGACGTTTACGGCGATCTCGATACTTTGACGCAGATAGTGAACAGCCAGCGCATTGAGCTGGATATTGAAAAGTTCATCCACTACGTTCACAACCCTGAATTTGATTTGTACTTCGGGCGCAGCGATTTGCGTGAGGCGTACCGATCCTGGTACATGAAGGACACCCTGATTAAGTTTTGGGGCATGTACATGGAGAAGTTTGGGGGAGGAACACTGATTGCCAGCGTCGCACCTGAATCGAACATCCAGCCGAACAGCGCCCAGTACACGGGACTCATCACTGCACTGTCAAACATGAAGGCGAGTAGCACGGTTGTACTGCCGCCCGGTGTAACAGCGCAGTTGATCTTCCCAACCAGTTCTGACGGATTTGAGAAAGCCTGCGCTTATCACGATCTTGCCATTGCCAAGGCGCTGCTTGTTCCAAACCTGATGGGCGTGAGCAATCAGGGGCACACGGGAAGCTACAGTCAGTCACAGACACAGCTTGAATCGTTCGCGTGGACACTGACGGCGGATGCGGACCGGCTGGAACAGTGCATCAACGAGCAGTTGTTCCGCGATCTCGGAGAGATGAATTGGGGCGATGATGAGTACCCGCAATTTCACTTCAAGCCCCTATCTACTGATGCATTGCGTTGGCTGGTTACCACTTGGGGGACATTGATCGGGCAGGGTGCAGTGATCCCCACCGAGCAGGATGAGGCGCGACTGCGTGAAGTGCTGGAAATGCCGCCCCGCGATGAAACGAGTACGCCGCTGGTCGATCCGCGCGTACAGGCGCAGCAGGCGCACGATCTCGCCATGGCGAAAGCGCAGGGACCGAAACAACTTCCGCAGCAGAACATGCCGCCCAATGAGCAGCAGGGGAAGCAACAGGACCAGCAGCCCGCACCAAAGCCCGATACGGTCAAGCAGGCTCGCGCACCCGATCCGCAGGTAGTGACCGCCCCGCAAATACAGTCCCCTCAGCGTGATGTGCGTAAGACCGTGCGTGATCTTGCCCTCGCATCTGCCCGCGAGCGCGTGGACTTTGCCGTGATTGATCGCAAGCAGCGGGTAGCATCGGACCAATTGAGCGGCGAACTGGCCCTGCAGGTTGCCAAAGCGGTTGCAAAGTTGCTCGGTGACGATACGCAGCTCGGCACACTGATCCACAAAGACCCTGCCGACATCGCCAATGTGGAATTCAGCGGGGTAGACATTGGCCGCATGAAGACCACATGCCAGAAAGCCTTGGCGAATGCGTGGGACATGGGCCGCACCATGGCGATCAAGGAGATTCGCAAGACGGGTAACAAGGCGCTCAACGCGCGTGATGCGGTGCGGTTTGCGGACCTGCGGGACAAGGCCGCGCAGTTCTTTGAGGCTAACGGGTACAGGATGGCGGGCAATCTGGCAGATGGTGCCCGAGCGATGATCCAGCAGGAGCTACAGAATTCAGTCAAGTACGGACGGTCACCGGCACAAACCCGCGAAGCAATTTGGTCACGTTTGACAGCAAAGGGTTTCAGTTCCCGCGAGGCCGTCCGTACTGCTGAAACCGATGAGGGCGTGGTACAGGCATTGGATACGCTGTGGGTCGATACCGAGGAACAAGCCACCTCGTATCTCAACACGCTCGCCCGCACGAACCTGTTTGAAGCGATGAACGAGGCGCGTTATGCGGAATTCACCGATCCGGCC